TCAATGATGACCGCGTTCTCCTTGCTCTTGTTGCTGAGCAATATAGCGCAAAAAACGCAGTGCCTCATGCTGCTGTTCCTCCGTAAAAGAACTAAACAAATCTGAATTCTTCTGCTTTTGCTCGTTGCTTAATGCAACGGGCTCTTTTTTTTCTAACCCGAATAGTTCATTGGGCGTAATAGAGAAAAATTCGCAGAGCTTTATCATCATATCTCCGCCAGGCATGTACTCGCCAGCTTCCCAAGCGGATACCCTGCCAGATATAACATTAAGCTCAGCCGCCAGATCGTCCTTGCTCAAACCCAAATTTGACCTGTACTTCATAATCTGCTGCCCTATTATCGATGCTACTTCTTTCGGGTCGACTTCTGATCTGTTACCACGATTATCTGAGGCGGGAGGAAGATCGTTGCCGAGAATCTGGTCCGTTGAAACATTATAGTATTTTGCAAGCTTCTGAACAGTTTCCAATGAAGGCTGCCTTTTCCCCAACTCATAGTTGCCATATGTGGTTTCGTGGATTTTCAGATAAGCGGCAACTTCCTTTCTTGATAAGTCCCTGGCTTCTCTTAAATCCTTCAGATTGTCCCCAATCACTTATATCACCCCCTCTCATAATAAAGTAGACATTAAGTCTAATCAAGACAATATACCAAAAATAGACAAAAAGTCTATACCGCAATTTTCTACAAAAACACTTCGTATAATTTTGTACTTTCATGGTTGACAACGAGACAAATTGTCTATATATTTATATTGATAAGCAGACGATAAGACTATTACCCATGCGAAGTGTCTATTCTATCTAGACGGGAGGGGACGATCAATTGAATTGCGGCGCTTTTCTAAGGATGAAACGGCTTGCCAGAAGCATGACTCAAGCCGCTGTGGCTGAAAAAGTGGGAGTAGCGGTGTCGGCAATAAACAAATATGAGCTTGATAAGCGGCGGCCAAGTCCCGAAGTAGCGCAGCAGCTCGGAGTGCTTTTAGACTTCGACTGGACGATTTTTTACAAGGGTAACACCGCTTCATGAAAGGATGAACAGCATGCCAAAAGACATTGATTTTGAGAACGTTTACGAAACCCACCGCATCGCGTATTACGGGGAATGGGTCATTATCGAGATACTGGGGCGCCACGCCGGCTATCCGTTCGATTACTACGCATTCCTGCCGGGCTGCGACTTTACCCAAGCGGAATACTCCAGCCTGGACTTCCTGGACGATTATTTCGGCGACGCCCTGTTTGATGACGACCTTCAGGAGCTCCTCCGCGAGATCGACCTCAACGACGAGGAACACAGATGAGCACGCGCCGGAGCCATGGGCTGGTATGGCCGGAATGTAACGGCTGCGGAGACGAGCTGCCGGCCGAGGGAAGCTTTGATGACCTGGTACAGGCAAAAAAGAAAGCCGGCTGGAAGACGGATAAGACAGAGAACGGGTATGTGGATACGTGCCCGGCTTGTCAGAAGGGTAGCTCTAAACCGGAGCCGCCGGCAGCGAAGAGGAAGGATTTGATATGAATACATATGAATGCGCCAGCTGCGGATCATCGTTTCATACCGCTGTGAACTGGGAGTTTCTCGAGAACAAAAACTGCTCGGATTGCGGCGGAGCGCTTGTGCCGGCCCTGCCGTCGTATATGTACCTGAAAAAGAAAAAGCAGATAACAGAATCACCGGCCGGCTTTATCGCCAGCGCCATTTTCGCCGGTATCGCGGCGGCTGTCTGTATAATCGTGATCTTCTTCTTTCTGACCGCGCTGAACAGCCCCGGCGCCGCAGCGGTGGCGGTGCAGCCGGCGGCTACGGAAATCTCACCGGTGGCAGCTGAGGCGCCGGAGGACACGGCGGTCGTGTCAACGGCCATGCCGGTGATCGCCGGGCTGGTACCAGAGGCCGCGGACACGCCGGCGGAACCGCAGCCCATAACCGCCGAGGATTGGTACGGCGTCGCGCCGGTTGCCCTGGACGAACGGCTTCAGGGACTCTACATACCAACGATCGCCGAGGTTGTTATGGCCGCGAAGATGACCTGGGGCGAGTCACGGGGTATCTGGTCCTTAACCGAGCAGGCGGCCGACATATGGTGCAGCCTAAACCGGGTCGATTCAAAAGGCTATGCGATGGGACACTCCCTTACATATGTCATCACCTTCCCCGATCAGTTCCACGGCTATAACCCAGGCCATCCGACGGTAGATGATTATGGGCGGGACATCACCGTACTGGCGGTCGACGTCATCACCCGCTGGCTGAACGAGAAGCTTGGATTTGAGGATGTCGGGCGCGTATTGCCTCCGGAATATCTCTGGTTCAGCAGCAATAAAAACCACACGCACAATATCTTCCGCGATCAGTACAGCAGCAGAGATCCCGCCTGCCACAAATGGGGCTGGAGCCTGCCGAGCCCGTACGATTCGTAAGAGGCGGTCATATGAAACGGTATTTCAGGGTCATCGGTCAGGACCGAGCCATCGTGCTGGACTTGAAGCCGCCGGCATCGAACGACAGCGCCGAAGATATAGGGACAAGGCTAAAACTGGACCTGAAGGAAATCTCGAAAGCTGAATATGATGAGACGGTCCGGGACGGGACTAAACAGGACAGGCACCTTCTGCACAAAGAGGCCGCTTACGCAAATCTCGAACGAGATGAATACAGCCGAAACGGGGACTAGCTCCCCGTCTGCCGGGAATGGCCGCCCGGTACTGATGAGGCAGGCCGGCAGCTGATAGCTGTTAACTGACAACGAACACCTTATAACAGACGGGTGGTGATACATTGGCGCAACTTACGGTCCGCGAGGTCGCTGAGCTGAAGGGCTGCAGCGAGCGTTACATACGAATGCTGATCACAGACGGCAAGCTGGAGGCAGCGGAAGAGCTCAGCCCGGACAACCGGCAAAAGCAATACCTGGTCGATATCAACGACCTGCCGGCGGCGCTGCAGAAGCGGTATTACGCCCGGCTGAAGGCTGAGAGTCCGATCCCAGCGCTGATCGCGGAAACGAAGCGGCTGAAACCGCTTGACCAGTACAGCGCCCATGAGCGTGAGCAGATCGCCTTCTGGACGGCCATCATTGAAGAATGGATGCAGCACCGGCAGGGATTCGACCGTGTCACCGACGCGGATCCGCTCTTCGTATCGGCCCTGAAGCTGCGGTATAAGGATCTGGACATCAGCGTTGACATCCTTTACCGGCGGTACGCCGCCTATAAAAACGGCGACCTGGACGGGCTTATCGACAAGCGCGGCGGGTGGAACCGGGGGCATTCCTCAATACCGGACGCCATCTGGAACTACTTTCTATATGCTTATCTGGACGACAAGCGGCCACCCATCAGCCAATGCTATGAGCTGTGCCGGCAATGGACGCGGGAATACTCCCCGGAGCTGGCGGCTGAAATACCAAGCGAGCAGAGCTTCCGGCGGCGGGCAGCCAAGATTGAAAAGGCCGTGGTCACCATGGCACGGTACGGGCCCAAAGCCTTTGATGACCGCGCTGCGCCTTACATCACCCGCCTTTATGATGAGCTGCAGGCGAACGACTACTGGATCGCGGACAACCACACCTGGGATATTATGACCGTCGCCGACAACGGGACGGAAGTCGTCCACCGGCTGTATATTACCGGGTTTATCGACGCCCGTTCCGGCGTGATCGTCGGATGGAACATCACGGACAACCCCTGCGCGGCCTCGACGATCCTGGCCCTGCGGCACGCGATCATGCGCTTCGGTATCCCGTGGAAGATCTACGTAGACAACGGCATGGAATTCCTGACTTACGACGTCGGCGGCCGGGGCCACCGGGCCAAAGCCGGACAGGATTGGATAAAGAACCCGCCGCCGATCTTCACCAGGCTCGGCATAGAGATGGTCAACGCCATCGTGCGCAACGCCAAGGCAAAACCGATAGAAAGAACCTTCGGCACATTGAAAAATACCATATCGCGGTGTTTTGAGACCTTCACAGGCGGAAACATCATAGAAAAACCGGAAAGCCTCAAATACACCCTGAAAAAAGGCAATATCCCGACCGATTCACGACTTCGTGAAGTGGTTGCCGATATGATCGACGGTATCTATAACGTCGGGGCCTACGGCGGCGCGATGAAAGCGGATCACGGCAAGGCCAGGATCGACGTTTGGAACGAATCCATCGCCGAGGCCGGCCAGCGGATCGCCGCCAAGGACGATTTGGCGCTGATGCTCATGCGCAGCTCCCGGCCCCAGAAGGTCCGGCGAAACGGCGTATATATCACGGTCTGCGGCGAAAAGCTGGATTACTGGGATGCCGACACCTGGACCATGCTGGATCAGGAGGTATATGTCCGGTACGATCCGGAGGATCTCTCCAGCGTCAGGGTTTATGACGCGGTGTCAGACAGGTATATCACGACGCTGCCGATGGCGCTGTCCACAACCCTGCTGTTCAACGCCGAGAGTGAGGATGTGGCCGTCGCCATGGAGGACGTGCGGCGCGTTAAAAAGGCTGTTAAACAGCGCATGAAAGACTATAAAACGGCCCTGCCGGCGGCGCAGCGTATCGATATCCTGGACATGCAGGTACGCCGGGCGCATGCCGGAAAAGAAGGCTTTATCATTCAGCCCAGCAAGCTTATCATACCGGTTTACGCCAATGAGGAGCCGCTTCGCAAGGTATCCGGCGGCAGTGCCGAGGGCGTCCTGATCGATATGGCGAAAATGAACCAAGCGGCGGCGCGCCGTAAAAATAAAGACTAAAAGGAGGAAAAAACGTGTTCACAACAACCGAACAGCAGGCCCTTCTTGCCAAATTTGACGAATTGGCGACGCGCGAAGGCTCGCAGAACAAAGCCTGCGCCAAGGTCGGAGTCAAAGCGCCGATCATTTCCGCACTAAAAAAAGGCGATTATCCCGGCAATGTCGAAGCCCAGTACTCCAAGCTCGACAGCTACTTTTCCGCCAAGGAAGCACAGGCTCAGCTGCCCTCTACCCAGATGGTCAACCGGGACTACGTGCCGACGACCATTTCGCGCGATGTCTACAACACCATCAGGAACTGTCAGCTGCAGGGCGGCCTGGCCGATATCTGCGGGGACGCCGGTGTCGGCAAGACGATGGCCTGCAAGCGGTTTATCAGGGACTATCCCAACGACGCAATCTACATAGCATTGAACCCCTGTATCACGACGCTGAGGAGCGTCCTCCGGCTTTTATGCAACAGCTTGAATATCTCAGATAAGAGAAGCAACCACGACATGTGGTTTTCCATCGCAGCAAAGCTCCGGGACGGTATGGTGATTATTGTCGATGAGAAGCAGCACGCGCCCGTCCGTACCGTCGATATGCTCAGGTCGTTTTCGGATTTCTTTTCAGAGCGCGGCCAGACGCTGGGGATAGCAATGGTTGGCAACATTGAAAAATTCGGCAGCCGGCACGGGAACACATCGGAAATGGATCAGATCAACAACCGCACTAAAAATGTCAGGTGCTACGAAACAAAGAGCGTCATGCCGGAAGATATGATCCTGCTCTTCCCCGACCTGGCCGATCATAAAAAGGAGAAAGAGCTCGAATTCCTTCTGCTGGTCGCCCGCAGCCGTCAGGCCATCCGCGGCGCCGTCAACCTGTACAACAACGCCATCGACAACGGCGACCCGACCTATACCGGCCTCGTCGCCATGGCCAAGCATATGTCCTTGAGGGTGTGACGAGATGGATGAATATGATCAGGCGATTGCCTGGCTTGAAAACGCCATCCGCGAGACAGACGAAACCCTGCCCGGCTGCTCAGAAGACCTGAAGGCCCAGCTCATTGAGCAGAGATCCATTTTTACTACCGCCCTGATCGCCCTGCGCACGCTGAAGATCGCGCAGGCCGAAACAGCCAGGCTGATGGAAAGGCTGCGGAACAGAAGCGTTCTGAGAGGTGTGCGGCAATGAATTCAATTGACAGATATCTTCGTGGAAACGCAGCCCATGACATATCCACCGAACGCGTCAGAGAGATCTGCGACGCCGAGCGCGCGGGGCGGTGCTCTGTGATGCCCTGCAAACAATACGAGACTGTATACTACATTCTTGACGATCGGATTTATACGGGCTGGTATCTCGCTAAAGTGGGAGAAAAGACACACCTTATTTTGCAAGACAGAATTGAAATGGGAATATGTTGGGTACCTGATGGATTCTGGTTTTTTACAAGCGCCGACGCAGCGGCAGCGCTGACCTCATTACAAAAGTAATTACATTCTGGGGGCTTCGGCTCCCGCCTAATGCGGCCACAGGAGACTAAAGTCTCCATGCCCGTCACAAGCCGGGAAAAACGCAGAGTGGGAAACCAAAAAATCATAAACCGATATTACGGAAGAAAGGTGGATCGCTTTGAAGCGCAGAAGTGAAGTATTAAGAATTGTTGAGGTCAAGCTATGAATTCCAGCAAGTGCAGAATTATCAATGCGGACAGCATTTATTACCTCCCGCAGTTGGAACCGAACAGCTTCGACGCCCTCATTACCGACCCGCCCTACTCATCAGGGGGTTTGAGTATGGCAGACCGACAGAAGAGCCCCCTTGAGAAGTACAGTCAGACCAATGCAAAGCGCGTTTTTGAGTACTTAAAGCATGAATTTAAAGGCGACAACATGGACCAGCGAGCCTGGACCAACTGGGCGGCTCATTGGCTGGGGCTATGCCGCAACGTCGTTAAACCCGGCGGTGTCGCCGCAGTTTTTATAGACTGGCGCCAGCTGGCGAGCCTGTACGACGCGATCCAGTGGGCAGGATGGCTGCTACGCGGTGTTTTACCGTGGGACAAGATCAATGCCCGACCGCAGCCTGCGCGGCCGAGACAGCAGTGCGAATTCATCGTGTGGGCATCCAACGGCCCGCTGAGCACTACGCGGCCGGCGCCATATTTACCGGGCCTGTTTCAATACACGGCGCCCGCCCCGCAGAAAAGAACCCACCAGACCGAGAAGTCGCTCGATATGATGCGCCAACTGGTACACATCTGCGTCGACGGCGGCCGGATCCTGGACCCCTTCGCCGGCAGCGGCACGACGATCTGCGCGGCAGCGCTGGAGGGCTTCGAGGCACTCGGTATAGAGCTCGACGAGTACCACGCCCAGAAGGCTCAGGAGAGGCTTCAAAAATTGAATAATCAGACTTTTACTTAATGCGGCCACAAGCTTTTAACGGCTTGGCCCGTCACAAGCCGGGGTAAACGCAGAGTGGGGATGAAAGATACAGATAGGAGGAAAAAGCGATGGCGAGGAAAAAAATACCCGACGCGTCACAGCTGCAGAGCTGGGATGATGTCAACCGGACGCTCATGGAGATCGCCCGCGGAGAGATAGAGCTCGCCGCAATAGAGGGCGACATGAACACCAAAATCAACGCAATCAAAGAAGCGGCTGAGGCTAAGGCCGCGCCGATCCGCACGGCCGTCGAGAAGCTGGGGGTCCAACTGAAGGACTTCGCGCAGCTCAATCGGCCCGATTTCGGCGACAAGAAATCCAAAAAGCTGACCTTCGGCACGATCGGCTTCAGGGCGTCAAAATCTATTGAGATAAAAAAGACGCTGCTGGAGAAGATCATCGACAACCTGAAAAAGCTCAACATGGCCGACTGTGTGAAGGTCGTGGAGACGGTCGACAAGGATGTCCTGGGCACGTACCCGGACGATAAGATCATCGCCGCCGGCGCCGCCGTCAAGAAGAAGGATACCTTCTATTATGAGACCGACATCACGCAGCTGCCGTCGCCGACGCCGGAGGCCTGACAGCCATGGCGCGGCCTTATAACCGGATCGTCGGTTTTTCGGATCGTCTCTGTGAAGCGATCGACGACAGCGGGTTGACGACGCCGCAGATATGCGAGCGCTGCCGTATTGAGCGCAAGGCCTTTTACGAATACAAAAGAGGTGAATATACCCCACCGGTCATCTTTCTCGCCAGACTCTGCAGCGTGCTGCACGTCTCAGCGGACTGGCTGCTGGGGTTGAAATCAACAAAACAGTAAGGAGGACGGTCATGGCAACGATAACAGCGGGACAGATACAGCGCGTGTATGCCCTCGGCGCGACCGTCGGCATCCTGGAATCCGGAAATAAGGATGACGACCTGCACGCGCTCGTAAGCAGGGTCACCGGCAAGGAACATATCAGCGAGCTGAGCTCCGCGGAATTTACATCCGTGGAGCATGAGCTTTTAAAGCTCATGAAGGGAAATTACAGAAAAGCCCCCTCCGCCTCCAGCCGCGCTCCCAGAGGCGGAGCCAGGAAGCCAGACGCCGTCCCGGGGATGATGACGCCGGCGCAGCAGAGCAAAGCCTGGCGGTACATTTACAGGCTGTGCGAGCTGGATGGCCGCCAGGCGACGCCCGGCGAGAGGATGTGCGGCGCGATCAAGACGATTCTCAGTATCGACGCCAGGGTCGAAGCGCCATTCAAATGGGTGAACCAGACCGATGGAGGCAGGCTCATCGACATGCTGAAACGATATGTTGACAGCGCCGAGCGAAAGGCGGCCGGGGCCGCGAGCGCTCCAAGGCGCCGAAAGAAGAAGGAGGTCGGATAATGGAAAAGCTCACAGACATTATGCCGCCGGAGCTGCCGGAGGATCAGCAGCGACTCCTGGACCTGATCGGCCCGGAGCCCTACGCAAAGCTCATAGAGTATTACGGCGGCATGCTGCTCTACATACCGAAGCGGGACGGGTTCGTGCGGGCCGCCAGAAATGAGCAGATCAAAAAGGAATTCAACGGCGCCAATTACCGTCATCTGGCTGTGAAGTACAACCTGTCCGAGGTGATGATCCGCGCGATTGTCGCCGATCTCGACCAGGAGATGCGAAAAAGCCAGGTCGACGGCCAGGAAACCATATTTTAAAGTAAATCTTTAAAATATTTTACTCAAATCCTTTGTCTTGCGGGCTTTATTCTTTTAGGTTTATCCTTAATTAACCGGAATTGGACAGGTGATGTAATGAATCCAACACAAGCGACCGTCGGCGAGCTTTTCTATTGGATCGTCAGCGGCATCCTCGCACTTTTCTCCACAATACTCGGCATTATGTTCAAGCGTGACCGCGACCGCGCCGATAAGCTGGCCGATAAGGTCGACGGCATGGCGCTCCTGAAGGCGGACAAAAAGGACGTCGACGCGCTCTCCGGATGTATCAGCAAGGTCAAAGAGGATTACATCACCAAGGAGGATTTTAACGCCTTTAAAAACGACCAAAGACTTCAGAATGCCGAGCTGACAAAAGATGTTAAGCGCATATCTGAAAACTACCTCAAACAAACCGATTTTTTCAGGGTGCAGGACGCAACAGACCGTAAGCTTGAAACAATTACAAAGCTGCTTCTGGAAATGAAGGAGACGCAAAATGGATAACGAAGAGATCAAGAAAAGAATCCGCGCCGCGAACGCGAAAGCCAACAATGGCCGCGTTCTTCGAGTCATCAATATTCTCCGCATTCAGTATATCAAGCTGCGGGACGCCAGAAGCGCCATGCCGGACATGAAAGAGGGCGAATTCCAGGACAGCATCAATTATCTTGCTGAGGCTGAGTACATCGAGATGCGCCATATCGAAACGAGGGCGCCGGTCACGACGAGCCTGGCCGATCACGATTACAGGGAGCTTGAAGCCAAGCTTACGAAAACAGGTATCCAGCTCCTCGGAGGCTTCTGCAGCGACCCTCTTGTCGAGGTGTGATATGGCGTTTTTAAAACAGCGCCGGAAGCATTCCATCATCGACGGTCTTCCTGAACCCATCAAGGCTGCGGTCGACCAGATGTTTCAAGCGAATTTTACGTTTGCTGAGATCGCTGATTTCATAAACACCCAGGGCTACAGGATCTCTATCGCCTCTGTCCACAGGTATTCAAAAACGCTGCTGGCGACCGTCCAATCGCTCCGGATGGCAAATGAATCAATGCGGGTCATTATGGAGGAGCTGGCCAAGTATCCGATGCTGGATACAACCGAGGGCATCATCCGGCTTCTCAGCCATCAGGTCTTTGAGGCGATCCAGAAAACGCCTGAAGAAAAATGGGGTGACATCAACCCCGTCGACCTGATCGGAAAGGCCACGGCTCTGGTCCGGGCCGCCGGATACAAGCAGCGCGTCGACCTTCAGAACCAATCCGTTTTAGATGCAGGGTATGACAAGGTTAAATATCTCGTCTTCGAAGCAATGGCCAATGAGGATCCGGAGCTATACAAAGCGGTTAGCCGGTTCCTGGCACAGAAAAAATCCGAACCCCTTTGATGGAGCTGCCTGAGCAGCTCGTGAGGCGGCATAAAGGCCATGGGTATAGAGCAAGACAAGACGCTCTTTCTGCGGGTGGCTGCCGCCAAAGATATAAGCACCTCCGGGGCGGCCCCGCAGCGCCCCACAACTATTAATTTGCTATCTCCCGGCAGCCATGTCTGCGGGCTGACCGCCGGTTGATGATACAGCCCCGGTGTTTTTCCTTCCTTCCTCTCTTTTGTCTTTTGTCTATCGCGTCATCCGATCCGTTTTGTGTCTATCGTCATTTTATGCGGAGCGTCCCGCAGCGCTCCGCAGCCTCCAGGAGGGCAACTATGAACTGGTATGTGCTGCATGTCAAAACGGGGAAAGAAACAGCGATAAAAGCCGAACTGAAACGGCAGGGATATGCATCGACTGTTGCTCCGGAGAAGATCCTGAAGGAGCGAAAAGACGGCAAATGGCTTTATAAGCTCAAGCCGGTATTCCCCGGATACGCTTTTATTAAAACTGAGCTTACCGACGAGGATTATTACATCATCACGGCGATTTCTGGTGTGTACCGCTTCCTGGGCGTGAATCGTCCGGAGCCGCTGCCGGAACATGAAGAGGAGTTTATCTGCTGGCTTGACAACGAAGGCCTGCCGCTGCAACCCTCTCCCATAATGTTTGTTGAAGGACAGCCGGCGCGCGTCCTGAGCGGCCCGTTGAAAGGGCACGAAGGCACGATTGTCAGAATCATCAAGCGGCAGCATAGAGCCATCCTGGCCGTTACGATCTGCGGCCAACGGAAAGAGATCTCACTCTCCATCAATATATTGGGGGCTGACGATGATAATAGTGATTGTTTGTAGTCCGGCGTCGCCCGTTTCGATCGTTGAAGCATTCGACCCCACGATTACGGAAGCGCTGGCCACTGAGATACCGTCTCTGGCAGATATCATGCAACAGTGCATCGAGACGGCCGACGACCTTATGATCGTTGCCCCCAGGGAAGAACACAGCGTGAAACTCCGGCCGGTACGGGACGCGTCTGCGGCGCACTCCGGATACGGTCCCGGCCGACTGGGATCACATATACGTCCTCGATGTGTCAGATACCCGACCGGATTCGTTTAGAGCCCGGTAAAAGGTTTTTGACAGAGCCCTGCGGAGGTTTACTGACTAAGCGAACTGATTTCTCAGGGCATAGAAGAAACCCACTGGACGTATTACATCATAATAGCCCCCTGCTTTCCTAACCAGGGGGCTATATAAAAACTGAAAACGCGTCACGACGGCCGGGCTGGTACTGACCCCCGGATACAGGGGGGCGCGTCACATAAAACCGAGATATCGGCCTCAAGGAGGCTCGAAAATGGCGTAGCGCGTCCCTTTGGGGGCGATTTTTTTACCGAGATATATCGGCAAGCTGAAAATGTATTAAAGAACCGTTCAAAAGCGTTCAAATGCGTCGCGTTTTCCAAACGCGGGTATGCGGGCACCCGGAGCCGGAGCCCCACAGAGGCGCACACAGCGCGTCATACGAAAGAGCGAGGTGGCCGGATGAATCCGATGCAGAAACATGGTGTCGACGAGCTGACAAAGGCCGTTGCGGCTACGGAAAACAAAAAGCGCGGGATCCTCGGCGACGCCGACGCGCTCCGTGAGAAGCTGAAGCCGATCATGGACGCCATTAACAACCCCGTGCCGAACAGGGAGATGCCCGATGAATAAACTGGCGCCATTTACAATGAATCAAAAGGCCTGGTATGATCGCTGCTTCGAATCCTGGTTCAATGTCGCCGAAGGCGGCAAGCGCGGCTCCAAGAACGTGCTGGCCGGTACGGCTTTCGCCGTGATGCTGGAGACGCACCCGGACAAGCTCCACCTGGCCGCCGGTTACAGCATCGCCACGGCGCGGCTTAATATACTCGACTGCAACGGCTACGGCCTGAAGAATTATTATGAAGGCCGCTGGCGCGACGGTAAATATGAAGGGCGCGACTGCCTGTATATCCAGACGCTGACCGGCGAAAAAGTTGTTCTGATCTCCGGCGGCGGCAAGGTCAGCGATAAAGCGCTCATACAGGGCAACACCTACGGCATGGTGTATATCACCGAGGCTAACCTCTGCCACCCGGACTTCGTCCAGGAGGCTTTCGACAGGACAATCAGCAGTAATGATCGGAAGGTATTTCACGATTTAAACCCGAAGGCGCCGACGCACAAGTACTATACAGATGTCCTGGACTTTCACGCAGCGCAGCAGAAAAAGGATCCGACATACGGATACAATTACGGCCATTTCACGATCCTGGACAACATGAGCCTGGCGATCGAGAAGGTCGCGGCCATTCTGAAGACCTACAACAAGAATTCTGTCTGGTACAAGCGAGACATTCTGGGGCTGCGTCTGGCGGCTGAGGGGATCATCTACGGCGAGTTCGCCGATAACCCGGACCGCTTTATCCTCGACAAAGAGCCGACGGACATCATGTACGCCATCCTCGGCGTCGACTTCGGGGGGAACAAATCCGCCCACACTTTTAATTGTACGGGGTTTACCCCGCGGTTGAAGGACGTCGTCACCCTGGAGGAGCATTACCGGCAGCAGGTCATTTCCCCGGCGCAGCTGGAGAAGGACTTCGTGGAATTCGTCATAAAATGCCAGTCAAAATACCGGGTCAATGATGTCTATTGCGACAGCGCGGATCCGGTTCTGATCCGGGGCCTCCGGAACGCAGCTATAAAGGCCAAGCTGAAGATTAATATTCACGGCGCATATAAGGGCGCGATACTCGACCGCATCAGGCTTTACGCGCTGCTGATGAGCCAGGACCGCTATAAGGTCATGCGTCGCTGCAAGCGGACGATCGAGGCCTTCAGCTCCGCCCAGTGGGATCCGAAACAGGAGGACACCCGGCTGGATGACGGCACCACCAACATAGACAGCCTGGACGCACAAGAATACACCACTGAGGGCTTGGCTGAAACCCTCCTCGATATGACACTGTTAAGGGCGTGATTGATTGAATACAATACGGTCCGTACTGGCGAAAAGCGGCTACACGATCCCGCCCAGCGAAACGTATAAAACGATCGGCATATGGGCGGATTGGTATAACGGCCGATACAAGAAATTCCATGATTATACACTCTACAATGGACGCAGCAAGCAGAAGCGCCGCCGGCGCAGCCTTAAGATGGCTAAAAAGGTTACGGAGGACTGGGCAAACCTGCTGCTCAACGAGAAGGTCCAGGTCACTGTGAGCGACGCCCAGGCGCACAAATATATCATAGCAGCTCTGGAAAAAAACCACTTCCGGGTCCAGGGAAACAAGCTTGTTGAAAGGTCTTTTGCGCTGGGCTCCGGCGCTTTTGTTGAGCACACCGACGGCAAGGGCGGCGTCATGATCGATTATGTCCGGGGCGATTGCATTTATCCCATCAGCTGGGACGGCGACACCGTGACGGAGTGCGCCTTTGCGTCGATCAAAAACAGCGGCAAGAGCAAAACAATTTATCTCAACATTCACGTCATCGAAGACGACGGGTATGCGATCTACAACATGCTTATTCCAGTTGAGGGGGACGCGTCCGGTACGCCGGCCGATGACAACGGGCTTCTGCCCGGCGGCCTGGCATCCGTTTTTCGCACGAGCTCCTTAACGCCCCGCTTTCAGATCATCGGGCCAAACGTGGCAAATAACATCGACCTTGACAGTCCGCTGGGGATATCGGTTTACGCGAATTCTCTGGACCTGCTGGAGAGCTGCGACCTCGTTTTTGACTCATACTGTAACGAATTCCGGCTCGGTAAAAAGCGGATCATGATAAACGGTGCGCTGACCAAGATCGCCATCGACGTCACGAGCGGCGAACAGGTACCGATCTTCGACGATAACGACACCGAGTACTACGCACTTCCGGAGTTCACGGAAGACAAAAACCCCATTCATGAGATAAATATGGAGCTTCGTGTCGATGATCACGACAAGGCCATCACCCGATTTATCTCACTGCTCTCCGATAAATGCGGGCTCGGCGCCGACAGGTACAGGTTTGAAAACGGCGTCGTTAAGACGGCGACCGAGGTCATAAGCGACAAATCCGAGCTATATCAGAACCTGAAAAAGCATGAGCTGGTGCTTTCCGACGCCCTGACCGGCATGTGCCGGGCGATCGCCGAGATTGGCGGCTTTGGTTCCGGTTTCGACGTTGATATCGCTTTTGATGACAGCATTATTGAAGATACGACCGGGCAGCGAAACAGGATACAGGTGCTGGTAACGCAAGGCAAATTCCCGCTTTGGCGATACCTCAGGGACTTTGAGGGATACGACGAGAAAACAGCAAGGGAGATCGAGGCGGAAACAAAGGCAGCCGGTGGCGTGATCACCTTCGAGGATCTCGAAACGGAGGTGTAGCCCATGCTCACACCGGAATATCTGGATGGAGTCGCCGAACCCCTGCAACAGATTTTTTCGGAGCTTCAGATCAGGATTCAGGCAGACATAGCGCGCCGGATCGCAAAAGCGGATCTCACCATCACAGACACAGCAGCATGGCAGATAAATAAGCTTCAGGAACTCGGCAAAAGCCAGGCGGCTATCCAGAAAGAGATCTCCAGAGCGCTTAACATTTCGGAAAAAGAAATTAAAACGCTCTTCAAGGCTGCCGGCATCAAATCCCTCAAGACGGACATCGACCTTCAGAAGGCGGCCATCGAGGCCGGGAAGCTCCCGACGGGCGTTGTCCCACTCTCGGCGTCGCCGGCCATTGCGCAGGTGCTGAGCGCCAACGCGCGGCGCACCGTGAACACGCTGCGGAATCTGACGCAAACAACGGCCATAGACGCCGCAGGCAAGCTGACTCAATATCTGGACACAGCGCAGCTGATGGTTCAGTCCGGCGCGTTCACTCAGGATCAAGCCGTCGACGTCGCTGTCAGACAGCTGGCAGCCGATGGCGTCGCCTATTTCGACTATATGAGCGGAGCCAGGACCACGGTCGAGGCCGGTGTCCGGCGCGCTGTGGTCACAGGAATAAATCAAGCGACCGCAGAGATTTCTCTGGCGAACGCGGCGGAATTGGAGACGGATCTCGTCGAAGTCACCTCCCACGGCGATGCCCGCCCTTCCCACGCAGAGTGGCAGGGTAAAATATACAGTCTGTCGGGTACCCACCCGAAATACAGAAGCCTTCGGGACGCCACAGGATACGGTACCGTTTCAGGACTCTGCGGCGCCAACTGCCGGCACAGCTTTTACGCATTCATTGAAGGCGTTTCCGAGCAGGTACCCAAAGAGGAATACGACCCGGAGACATACAAGGCAGAACAGCAGCAGCGTTATAATGAGCGCATGATACGCAGCTGGAAGCGCCGGGCGGCCACACTGGAGGCCGGCGGCGTCGACAACACGAAAGAGCTGCTGAAGGTCCGGGAATGGCAGCGCCGCCTTCAGGAGCATCTTGACGAAACCGGGCTGCCGAGGCTGCCGGCCCGCGAACAGGTACCGGGCTTCGGGCGCCGATTATCGTCTAAGGCCGTTCAGGCCGCGAAGCGGAATACCGCGATTAAAAGCGGGTCCTTCACGCAATCTTCCATCAGTCAGAAATCCGTCGGCGCTGCTGAAAACTGGGCCAAAAAGACGCTTGGCGCCGCCCATGTTACTTATACCGGGCAATCAGTGGACGTCGTGAATGAGGTCAACCGTACCTTGAAGAAAATCTTCAAGGAATACCCGAGCCTGAACGGTTTCGTGGATGAGATCAAGTTTGATAACATCCCCGCTGTAGCCAGGGCGTCACTCTCCCATCGAAACGGGGCCCTCAAAGCCACACTCACATTTTCCGATAGCCGGCTGCAGGATCTGGCAGCCATTAAAAAAATGATCGACGCACAAGTGAAAGCACAGTATTGGAGCCCGAAAGACGGCCTGCTGGGGATCAGCAAGCACGAATGCGTCCACCTTCTGGAATATGCGTATACACTCCGGAAATATGGCGTGGTGAAAGTGGGATCCGATCCGGCAGATATCGCAAAGGCCTTCGCAGCGATCCGGCGCGGAGAAGTATCGGGCGACATCAGGAAACAGGCCCTGGCAGCTTGCAACCTTGCCGATGATCCGGATATAATTAAGGCAAACCTGTCAGACTATGCCAACGTCAGCAGCCTTGAATTTCTGGCAGAAGCTGTATCTGAGCACAACCCGAGAAAGCTGGCCAGAGCAGCGATAGACTTGTTCAAAAAATTACTGGGGGTGAAATAATTGCTTATACCTGTACCACCGATTTTAGATGGCCTCATCAGATTTGTCCCAGGCGGTTGCGTCCTGAAGGAAGGCGCAACACCCGAACAGCAAAAAGCATTCGATGAATTCCAGAAGGATATGAAAACGGAAACGGATGAAATGATCATATCCGAATAAGTGATTAACCGCCAGGCTTCACCGCCGGGCGGTTTTCATATCGCATCAGGAGGCCGTATGCGTTGTCCATTCAACCAAATGAAAATAGAGCAGATCGTCCAGGAGACGTATGAATATAACGCCGATAATATCCAGACCATGAGACAAATGAAGCTGGTTGAGAAGCGCGAATATGGAGAATGCGTCGAGGCCGGCTGCGCAGTATGGCGTGACGGACGCTGCACATACAACGACTACGTCGTGATAAAGAAAGAAGGGTAATTATGTCAGTCAGATGCAAAATGCGAGTCACCAAAAAAGAGCCCTGCGGAAACGACGGTTTCACCATCGAGATGGAAGCCGTAACATCCGGCAGCCTCGAAAACGAGCAGTTTTTCAGATGGACACCCGGCGGTCATATAGCTTTCTACACAATCAATGCCGCTGCTGCAGCTGGTATTCCCGACGTCGGCGGTGAATGCTATGTCGATCTGAACCCAGCTGATGTCTACAAAGGGTTCGAAAACAGCTTTGAGGTCATGACCTTTGGGCAGGCCATTGAGGCGATGCGAGCCGGCTGCCGCGCCGCACGCAAAGGCTGGAACGGAAAAGGTATGTATATTGAGCTTCAGGTACCCGACAAGGATAGTAAGATGTCTCTGCCGTATTTTTACATAAAATCGGCCGACGGCAGGCTTGTCCCATGGATCGCGTCTCAGACGGACATGCTGGCTGAAGACTGGGTAATCGCGGAATGATCGCCGTCGACTTTCCGGAGAAGAACATCACCTTCACCAAGCCGGCGGACATGACAGACGAGGAGTGCGGCCCCCTTCCGGCATACAGCGACGGGACGCAGGTTGTATCCTGCTGGGAGCTGACGCCGGAGGATCTGCAGCGCATCAACGAGACCGGACGTATATGGCTCGGCGTGTGTATGCCTATTCCGCCGCCTGTGTGGTTAACCACCGAAAACCCCTTTAAAACGTGATTAAGGCGGCCTTTTAAGGCTGCTTTTATAATCAAAAAATACCCCTCGGGCTGGGGAAAAAATACGCCCTCCGCAATACCGGGACTGGCCGGAATAAAAGGACAGCGGACAGTTCAGAAAGGACCCTATTATGTTTGAATGGCTTAAAACCATACTCGGTGACGCCTACACCGAGGACATCGACACAGCGGTGGCAAAAGAGATCGGCAAGGCTTTTGTGGCTAAAAACGATTTCAACACCACCAGCACGGAAAAGAAAGCCCTTGAAGACCAGCTCAAGGAGCTTGCCGAGACCCTGAAGGCTAAGCCCGAGGAGCTGAAGGTCAAGGTCACCGAGCTGCTCACCACGGCTGCCACGGCGTCTGAAGAGCACGCTAAACAATTAGCTGCAGTCAAGCTGGATGCCGCCATCGATACGACGCTCACCAAATCGGGCGCCGTCAACCTGAAGGCGGTTAAAGCGCTGCTCGACCCCAGCAAGATCAGTCTGGACGACAAAGGCGCCATTGCCGGTCTGGACGATCAAATCACTGCAATCAAATCCACCGACGCGTGGGCATTCACAGCGGCTCAACCCCCCGCCCCGCCTCCCAAGAGCGGCGAACGCCATGGCGGTGGCGGCGGAAACGAGAAGACGCTCGCTGATGAGATCTCCGAAAAGCTCTTCCCCGCGTCGGAATAACGACGAAAGGAAAATAACCCATGCTTACTCTTGCACAGGCAAAAGAGCTCTCTCAGGACAAGCTGACAAACTTTATTATCGATGAGTTTTTGAAATCCCCCCTCCTCGATCTCATGGTTTTTGACAACAGCGTCACACCGCAGGGCTCTTCCCTCGCGTATGTCTACAACCGCGTCACCACGTTCCCGACGGCCGCCACCCGCGCGATCGGCGCCGAGTACGTCCCCCAGGAAGCCGTTACGACCCAGATCACCGCGAACCTCAAGATCTTCGGCGGCTCCTATCAGCTTGACCGCGTGATCGCCGCCTACGAAAAGAAGATTGTCGATCAGGTGCAGTTCCAGTCTCAGCAGAAAGCCAAGGCTACCATCGCGCTTTTCGCGGATCTCTTCATCAACGGCGATTCGGCCGTCGACCCCACAGAATTTGACGGCATTGACAAGGTCGTTACCGGGTCCGCAACCGAGATCACACCCGGCGCCGCTATCGATCTCAGCACCTCGGCCAATATCGACACCAACTGGAAGGTATTCCTGGACTACCTCCGGAGGATGATCGGGAAAATGGACGGCAGCCCTTCGATACTCGGCATGAACGGCGACCTCTACGCGGTATTCCAAAGCGTCATGGACCGGGCCGGTATCAATCTCACCAGCAAATCAAACTACGGCTTCGAGACATCCCAGTGGGGCAGCGCCCTTGTCACGAATCTTGGCGACAAACCCGGCGGTTCAAACCCCATCATCCCGACGGCCGCAGGCATCACATCCCTCTACGCGGCCCGCATCGGCCTCGACGGCGTACATGCCGTATCTCCCGAAGGCGACAAAATCGTCAAGACCTACCTGCCCGACATGACGAAACCCGGCGCGGTCAAGACAGGCGAGGTTGAGATGGTCGCCGCAGCGGTACTTAAAGCCACAAAGTCAGTCGGCAAGCTCAAAAACATCAAGGTCGCCTGACGATCACGACGTCAAACAGCCCGGCGGGCAGATGCCCGCCGGACTTCTGACAGATTGGAGAAAATGAAATGGCTAAAATTAAAACCCCGGCACCTAGCTATAACGGCATTTCAGCCGGTGTGGTGTTCACGGGCGGTATCGGCTATACCGATGACGAAGATCTGATCGACTGGTTTAAGCGCAAGGGCTACAGCGTTGAAGCTGAGGCGGGTCCGGATCCGGAAGCGAACGTGGCAGCCGAGAAGGCCAAAGCGGAAGCTGAAGCCAGGGCTGCGGCCGAGAAGGCTGCAGCAGAAGCGAAGGCTAAAGCGGATACTGAAGCCAAGGCTGCGACCGAGAAGGCTGCAGCAGAAGCGAAGGCTAAAGCGGATACTGAAGCCAAGGCTGCGGCCGAAAAGGCGGAAGCAGAGGCGAAAGCCAAAGCGGAAGCGAAAGCCAAAGCGGAAGCTGAAGCTAGGGCAGCAGCTGAGAAAGCTGAAGCCGAAGCGAAGGCCAAGGAAGACACCGCGAGCAGAACAGAACCCGATCCCCTTGACTCCATGACCGAAAAGCAGCTCAGGGCATACGCTGCTGAAAATGGCGTCGACGTCACTGAGCTGAGAGCTAAGTCCTCCGTTCTGGCCAAGCTCAAGGAAGTCGCGGCCGCGGCGGCTGAAGCTGGGAAGGCAGGGCAGCAGAATGCCTAGACTTTATGCCCCAAATGAGGCGCACAATTTCGACATGGGCGGCGTCCGGTTCATAAACGGTGCAGCTGCCATCGCCGCTGGCGCGTCGACGACCTATTTCACGGCTGAAGGCTACGGCGTCGACACCTCCAAGCATGCGCTTACGCTGCTCGACAGGCTGACGCCCGCCGAGATCCGCGAAATTGCAGATTACCTCGGTGTTTTGATTGACCAGGGTGAGGACCCAGATACAAAACAGGTGCTTGTCAGGGCTATCGAGACGAGCCTATCCGAAAAGTATCTTGCCACCGTTGTGGCGGCGTCCGGCCTCGGAAACGTGGTGGCTTCAGCCATTGAAGTGACGGTTACGTCGACTCTCCTTACGGGTGGCGCCAAGGCCATTACGGTTAACGTTCCCGTCACAGCAAACACCGTGGCGCTGGTAGCAGCGGCTATAAGGGCAGCGCTTGCAGCCGACGAGGATATCGCCGCACACTACGCCGTCACCGGCGCCGCCGCCAACATAATCCTGACCGCGACAGCAGATCCCCCTGTCGCAAATGATGCGACGCTTGCTATTGCCATCACGGACGCTGACGGCAGCACCATCACAATGGGCGGTTCACAGAACACCACGCCCGGCGTCGCAGGTACGACAGCCCAAGTCGAAACGGCGACGGTCACAGCTACAGCAGCAGTAACTCACGCGGCCATCACCATTACGGGTGCCGGGTCTTACCGCTACAAGATTGGAGACGCGGCGTTTACACCGATTTACGGAGACGACGTCAGCGACTGGACCGTCTGCGTTTCCGGTGTGCAGATACCCATAGCACAAGCAGGAAAGACCATTACCGTCGCCCGCGTCACAACAGGCAACAAAGTGACCGGCATTGGCAGCGTTGTCATCGCAATCTAACCCAAAGGAGGCCGTTCAAATGGCCTATGAACCGTACATCACGCAAACCGATTATACAAACCTCTACAAAGGGGTATCGATTGACGCCGCGAAATTTCCACGCATCGCGCTGCGCGCGTCGGATGAGATCGACAAGCTCACCTTCAGCCGCGTCAGGAGGGCTAGCCTGGACAGTTTTGACGCTGATACCCAAGAGGCCGTCAAGCTGGCCACGTGCGTCATGGCGGAGGTGCTCGCACAGATCGACACGGCCACGGAGGGCAGCGGCATAGTCACAACAGATGAAAAGGTCGGCGATTACAGCTATTCGGTTGACGCCAGCCAGCTCAGCTCACTGCGCGTCGCGGCACTGACGACAGCCTGCTCGCATCTGCGTATGACAGGGCTCCTTTACGCCGGGATTTAGCTGTGAAGGTGATGAGCCGGCGGGCGCGAACGCACACCATTACCCTTTACAACTATCTGTCGACGGCTGCCGGCGCCGCTGCCTACCAACGCACCGTCATCGAACGCGTCTACCTGAATACCGCATACCAGCAAAGCCTTAATGGCCGCGGCGTATCCACAACAGATAAGGCGATGCTGATCATCGATCTGCGGGACATCGTAACGACAGACGAACGCACCTTCCTTTCCTTCAGCGACTGGCAGCTGCTCACCGCCGAGGCCAAGGCGGCATTTTTCACATTCAGCGTCGCAAACGACTTTTTTATCGAAGGCGCCGCCGATGAGGAGCTGCCGCCGGCGACAAAACAGCAGATGATCCAAAACCATCAATGCTTCAGCGTGACATGGAGCGGCGTACGGCATGCGGAGGCGGGCCAGGCATCCATTCTGGGGGTGACCGGAAAGTGAAGCCCAGCGTCACCTTCTCGGTGAACAACGCCAAAATCCTTACACGGCTCAAATCCGGCAATCACCGGGCACAGCAATGGCTGGACAACGAGATCCTTAAGGGTACAGCCCCCTTCGTCCCGCGCATCAGTGGCGAGCTTGAACGCTCCGGAATCGAAGGAACTAAGATTGGCAGCGGCCAGCTGGTATATAACAAGGTCTATGCCAAAAAGCAATACTACGGGAATTTCAAGCATACGACGCAGCCGCACTCGAAAGCGACGAGGGAGTGGTTTGAAGTTTCTAAGGCCGTCAACCGGGCCAAGTGGGTTCGCGGCGTCAAGAAGCTGGGAGGAGGAGGCTAAATGCCGGACATAATTCGCCCCCTGGACGCGACCGACGTTACACAGATCATCGTCGCGGTCCAGGAATGGATCAACAGTCTGCAGGATCCGGTATCGCATAACAGCATCCTGCCGAGCCGTCTTTGGCTTGAGTTTCCAAACGATCCGAACGGATACGGTTACAGCATCAAGTCAGATGGCGGCAGCGTGCTCGAGGAGGACATCACCAGCAGCTTCAGCGCGGAGATCCCCTTCCTTGTGTACTACAAGACGAACGCCGTGCCGGACGGCGCCGGAGATATATACAAGCCGCTCAACGACCTCTCGGCCTGGTTCAGGAAAAACGGAACCGCCGGACTCAATATCGGAGAGCGCCGCACGCCGGACACGCTTATAACCCTGAGAGGTCCGATGGATCAGTCGGGAAAAGACGAGGACGGCAATGTTACTTTTTTCAGCGCTTTTGCGCTGACCTATGATGAGGAGGTTTATACAAATGCCTAAGAAGAAATCCAGCCTCATGGTGTTTTTCCTGGACATCGGCACTGTCGGCAGCCCCAACTGGGCGCCGCTGGGTAAGGGTGTGTCCCAGCTTCCGCTGGCTTACAACCCGCAGGTGACCACGGAAACATACGTCACGGAGGACAATGCCACCAGCAGCATCGACAGCTACCAGGTCAACACAGGCCTTTCCATCACGCTGTGGGACGCTGTAAGCGCACCCGCCCACGCATATATCGAAAACCTGCGGAAGACCCGCGCCGTCGGCAGCAACGCCGAATGTCAGGTCCTGGAGGTCGACATCAGCGGCAGCAGCCCGTATCCGGCAACGCTGAACAATGCCGTTCTCGCCATTGACAACTTCAACCTTGAAGGCGGCAAGCCTCAGCAGCTCGGCACAACGCTTTATTTTAACGGTGATCCGACACAGGGTACCTGCACGATCGCCAACGGTGTCCCCGCGTTTACCGCCACCGGCGTGACCGCGCTCTCCATGAGCTCCATCGTACCCGCGGCGAACGCCACTGCAGTGGCCGTCGGCTCCAGCATCGCCATCACCTTCAGCAACAAGATCAAGGGCGAAAACATCGTGCTGATGACCAGCACCGGCACAGTCGTGGCCGTGAACCGCAGCTGGAACGCAGCCGGTACAGTCCTGACGCTTACCCCGGCCAGCAATATGGGCGCCGCGACGATCCACTTTGTGGTTCTCTCCGGTGTCGTGGATATCTACGGCCAGCAGCTGGCGAACGCAACGAGCAAATTCACAACCGCATAGTTCACTGATCAGCAGACAGGAAAAGCGGGCGCCATGCCCGCTTTTCCTTAAGTAAATGGAGGCGTTATTATGACAGACAAAATTCGAGTAGGACAGCCGCGCCACCCTTATGTGATCGATGTCAACGACAACGGCGACACAATTGTTTTTGACCTTGCCGACAGCAGTATCGGTGTGCGGCTTTTAAGCATGCTGACACAGATCCAGCAGATAGAGCAGAAGTACACGCGGAAGGCGCGGGAGCTGGGCGGCCAGCCGAACGCGCTGGTACCGGGCTTGCCTTTTTCGAAAGCGCAAGCGTACCTCATCCGCATGACCGAGGATTTTTATAAGGATGCACGCAGAGCGGCTGACACGTTTTTAGGGCAGGGCGCCTGCCAAAAAATATTCGGAAACCAGAATTACCCGGATATGTTTATCGACCTTTTGAAGCAGATGACACCGCATTTCGAGAAAATGGGGCTTGCCACAGATCACCTGAAAAAGGAAATCGCAGCACGGTACGTTTCTGACCCGGCCAAGGAGGCCGTTATGGCATGAGCTATCCGACAGCCATCGAAGTGGACGGCAAAGCATACGCCATCAACCCCGGATACAAGCATGCGCTGGCATGCTACGTGTGCATAAATGACCGGGAGATTGACGATACCGAGCGAACCCTTGGCGTATTGGGGCTGCTTTACAAGGAACAGCCGCGCAATACCAAACTGGCGCTGGCCCAGGCTGTGAAATATCTGCAGCTGGGGCGGGAGCATCGACCGCGGGAAGAAGATGCCGCCCGTGACCTGGACTTCACGAAGGACATGCATTACATCCGGTCGAGTTTCCGGTCCGATTACGGCATTGACCTAAATACCCGTGAGGATATGCACTGGTGGGAATTTTATGAGCTGTTACAGGGACTGACGGATGACAGCATCCTGAACCGGGTCCGGGACCTGCGCAACTATGACGCGACTAAAGTAAAGGATCCACAGCTGCGCGCCCGCATACAGCGCGCCCAGGAAGATGTGGCCCTGGATGACGACCTGTCAGCGGAGGACGAACGGAAGCTGGACGATTTTTACGCGCAGCTGAAATAAAGGGGAGCTACCTATGAACCCGGATGGATACATACGGATTGACACTAAAATAGACCAGACCGGCGCTCAGACCGGCCTTGCGCAGCTGACCTCATCGCTGAAGGGCTTTGGCGGCATGATTGCCGCCACCTTTGCATCTGTGGCCGTCGCCGGCGTGACAAAATTTGCCGGCGCCTGCGTGGATCTGGCGAGTGACCTGCAGGAGGTGCAGAACGTCGTCGACGTGACCTTCGGCGAATCCAGCGCAAAGATTGAATCCTTTGCTAAGAAGGCTGACAAAAGCTTCGGCCTTTCGGAGCTGAAGGCAAAACAGTTCAGCAGCACGATGGGTGCCATGACCAAGAGCATGGGCTTTGCGGAGGCTGAAGCGGCCGACATGGCCACGACCCTCGCAGGGCTGGCCGGTGATATGGCATCGTTTTATAACCTGGACGCGGAGGATGCCTTTGCCAAGCTCCGCAGCGGCATATCAGGTGAAACCGAACCGCTCAAGCAGCTGGGCATTAACCTTTCCGTGGCGAACCTGGAGGCCTACGCGCTGACCCAGGGCATCACGAAGACCTACGAAGCGATGACCCAGGCAGAGCAGGCCACCCTGCGGTATAACTACATTCTGAGCGCAACAAAGGACGCCCAGGGCGACTTCGCCCGCACCAGCGACAGCCTGGCCAATCAGCAGCGCATTCTGGCGCTGGAGATGGAAAAGCTGCAGACCTCCATCGGCAACTTCTTCCTCCCCATCGTGACCGGCGCCGTGCAGGCCGTCAATGGGTTGTTTAGCCTTTTTAATGGAGGGGGTAACACGACCAACGCGGCAATTGAGAGCGCGGCAAAGGCTTATGAAAAAACAAAGGAAGAAATCGCCACCACTGCTGTTGAAGCGCAGTATTATGCAGGGCGGCTCAGAGAATTGGAGGAGGCAGGGCTTAATACGGCAGAAGCCCATAACAAGTACAGAGTGATTGTAAACGAGCTCAACCGGTTAATGCCTGACCTGAACCTTAAAATAAGCGAGCAGACAGGCCTTATCGAGAGCGGCACGGAGGCACTGAACGAGCGGATCGAGGCGCTTAAGAGAGAGGCTTACGCTGAAGCAGCAAAAGCGGAATACTTGGAATTGATACCACTACAAAAAACGGCGAATGACGAGCTTATTAAGGCCAACAAGGACCTTGAGGCTTCGGAAGCCCGGTTGACCCTCGCACAAGAAAAGAACAATTATCTGCGGGATGAAATCTCAGCAAAGCTTGGTAAAAACCGCGAAGAGCTCGAAAAATATGCTCGTTCTGCGGCAGACCTCGAAAACGTAGCCGGCCAGATGGGTATTGACATATCCGACCTTACGGATGAGCTGAGCAAAAATTCTGCTGAATTGGCCTCCGCAACCGTAGCTGAGTATGAGCATCAAAACGCGTATGACAGCGCCCTAGCCACTTATGAAGCCGTGACTGACCAGATTAATGGGATAGTCGAGTCATATGAAGCACTTACCGGGAAAACCATACCTGCGACAGAGGCCACTGAGGCGCAGACAGAGGCCGCCAAGACGCAGACCCAGGCCAACAAAAAGCAGATCGCATCGCTCCAAGACCTGGCCACAGTAGCCAAAACCGTGACGGATAAAACGAACACCCTCACACAGGCCCTGGATGAGCAGGCCGCCGCAGGCACGTTGTCAGTCGACACGGTGAACGCTCTTATTGCAGCCGGGTACCAGGCAGCCATCCAGATCAACAGCGAAACCGGCGCGGTGACGCTGAACAAGGAGGCCTACGTCGCGCTGACCGACGCGCAGTACGGGCAGATGATCGCAAAAACGGAGCTGGCCAAGAAGGACCTTGTGGCCAAAATGGACGCGGAACGGGCCGCGGTGGAGAAGTATGCCCAATCGAATTATTACGCGGCGATGTCCACTTACGCGCTTTTAGCGGCGCAAGAGAAGGACCTCCTCGCGTATGACGCTCAGATCGCCACGCTGAAGGCCGCCAAGGACGCGGTGGGAAAATACACCGGCAGCGTCAGCAGTGGCGCAGGAGGGACTGCCAAGGCCGTCGACAAGGCCGCTAAGGCCTTTGAGGATGGCGTCAAAAAAATTAACCGCGCCCTGGCGTTGGGGGAGATCACCCAGGAGGAATACTGGCGGCAGTACGCGGAGCTGATGACCCAGTATCTGAAGGAAGGCACCGAGGCGTGGGAAGACGCCAACTTCGAGCTTCAGATGGGGCAGAAAGAGCTGCAGGACAGCCAAGAGGAAATGTTCGACAACATGAAGGCCACGGCCGTCGACAGCCTGCAGGAGATCAAAGACGAATACGCACAGGCGTTTGATGAAATCCAGGGCAACATCAAAAGCCTGGCTGATCAGCTGGCCGGGATCGATCTTGTGACCGAAACAACGGAAACGATGTTCGGGCAGAAGATCACCACGATGGATTTTGCAGACATCGGTGACCTGAAGGAAGGCAACGCGGAGCTGGAGCAATACGCCGCGAATGTGGCCAAGCTGCAGGAGCTGGGCGTCAGCAGCAGCCTGCTGGCCCAGATTTCCAAGATGGACACCGACCAGGCGAACGCGTACATGCAATACCTCATCGGCCTTGGAACAGAGGGCTTCGAAGCCTACATGGCCGAATGGGAGAAGCGGCAGCAGCTGGCCATGGACGCGGCCAAGCTCTTCTACCAGGAGGAGCTGGATCTCCTGCAGACGGAATTCGCCGACAAGCTCACCGGCGCTTTGGACACCTTACAGCAGCAGGGGCAGAGTTTGGGTGAGAGCGTGGCGGCTGGAATTGTGGCAGGCATTTTGTCCGGGCAAATGACGATCCAGTCGGCTGTGGATCAGGTGCTGGGAAGCGCCATGGGCGGCGGCGGATCAACCACTTTAACTGTGCCGACCGGAGGCCTGCCGCATCTGGCTGAGGGGGCCGTGATCCCACCCAACCGGAAGTTTTTGGCCGTGCTGGGCGACCAGCGCAGCGGGACGAATATCGAAACTCCACTCGACACCATGATGGCGGCCTTCAGGGGCGCCATGGCAGAAAGCGGAGGCATAAGCGGGGATGTTGTCATCGAGAACGTACTGACGCTGGATGGCACAGAAGTGTACCGGAATCAGAAGCGCGTGAGCCGGCAGCGTGGACGGGCATTAGTAAAGGAGTGACAATATGGTAATTATCGACGATATCGAATACGACGTGCCTGTGGTGGACATCCAACGCCGAGCGGAGTTTAAAGACAAATACCGGCTGCTGACAGAGGGCGGTTCCTTCGAACGGGAGCTGATCGGTGTGTATTTCAACTACACGCTGGTGATCGGCATCATCACAGACAAGGCAAAGTACGACGCGCTGTACGACAAACTGACTGAACCAGTGGAGAGCCATGAGGTGACCGTACCGGACCACGACGGCAACCGAACCTTCACGGCCTTTATTGACGTTGTAAGGGATGCCATCAAAAAAAGCAAAGGCGGCGTGAACACATGGACGGGGCTTAGCTTCGACTATATCGCCAAGGAGCCGACAAGGAGCTGATCATATGGCCAAGCGGACAATATACGCTGAAATCACCCAGCGGTTAATAGACGAAAGCGCAAAACTGGATGTTAGCTACACAATGGCTGACCTTTTCGTCTGGTCTGACACCGACCAAATAAGAGACGATGTGCCGGCTGTAGACGCCGACAGCTATGCCACACCGGAGCACAACGCCTGGCTGGCCGATGGGACTATGCAAATCACACCTGACGACGAAACGGCTATCACTTGGGGGGTGTGGTCGGACAGCATCACCGACGCGGGTGGAGACTTTGCAGCGCCTCCTATGCTGCAGGCTACCTTTATCAGCACACATACAACGCCGGGATTGACCTTTTATTTCGCTGGCGATACCTTCCCCCGTACTGTAACCATAGAATGGCGGCAGGGTTCGTCGCTGTTGGACAGCGGAACCTTCACCGTTACCGCTGCTGTATTTTTTGCAAAAAAGCCTGTGGTCGGCTTTGACGACGTGCGGGTATATTTCAATAACACCCGCGTACCAAAAAGGCGCGTTAAAATCGCAGAGATTGATTTCGGACAGGTGAAAGTCTGGACGCGGGAAAACCTGATTAGCGCAAGAGTTATTGAAGAAACGGACCCAACCGGTTCTGAGTTGGTTATGGGCTCGCTGGACCTTCAGGTGCGCGACTTGGATGAGGACTTTAACCCGCTGAACCCTCAGGGAGTGTATGCGGCCATCCTAAAAAATCAAATCCTCACAGTAAAAGAATACGTGAACGGGGCGCCGACAGACATGGGCGAATACTTTACAGCCGAATGGGACAGTCCAGCCCCTAGTGTGGCGTCGTTCCGGGCCTTCAACGCGCTGACATTCCTGGACACAGCCGATTACAGCCGAGGGGGCATGTTCACGAACATCGCGGCATCTCTCATTTTTGCCGATATTTTCAGCGCAGTGGGATGGACCAAGTACGAGGTAGACACCGCCATTGGCGCCGAGCTGGTCAATGGGTATATTACAAAAGGCACCTGCAGAACTGCCCTTCAGGAGCTGTGTCTTTCCCTGCGCGCTGTAATTATAGTTAAAAGGGACGGCACGATCTGGATAACACGCCTGCCGGGTGCCGGCACAGCAGCGGTGATAGAACTGACGGACAAGCTGGGCCGGCCAACGGTATCCCAGCGGACTTTTAAAAATAGTGTGGCAGTGACCGGTTATACCTTTGCGCTCGATCCTGCCGATTCGACCCTTTACTCCGAAACGCTGGCCGCGGGTACACACGAGGTGACCTTCACAAGGCCGGCCAGCGCAACTTCGTGGTCAGCAAATATTACCATGATCGAACGGTACGTGCACTACATGAAATTCACTGTCAACACACCCGGTGCCGTAACCGTTTGGGGCCGATACTATACACCAGCCGGGAGGCCCTTTATTAAGGAGGATGCGGGACTTACAGCGGCCACCAGAGCACAGGCAGAAGTAAAGGATGTGTACTTAATCACTCCCGCCAACGCCGACGCTGTCGCCCTATTTCTTTATGAATGGTACCAAAAGCGCACGCAACAGAGATTCCGGATGCGGATGGATGGCCGGAGCATAGGTGACAACTTAGATGTGGCTACCAGTTTCGGAGCCCGAAAAACCGGGTTGTTGACCAGAGCTGACATTGACCTGACCGGCGGGTATCTTGGGGAATGCGAGGTGATCGGATAATGCCGCTGAGCCTGATAACCGATCGCACGCAGGCCCAAGTCGACGAGCTGAAAGCCATACGTGCAAAGTTAAACACCGGCGTAGCACTGACGACCGCCGAGCAGGCGTCCTGGGAGGCAGGCAAGGGCGGCAACAACGTCGCAGATTTAAACAGAGTAGGCTCCGCAGTGGCGATGTTACGGGACATCCTGGCAGAGTACGGGTATACAGTGAACGTCACACCTAAGACTGATTGGGAGGATACGGATACACCGCAGCGGGTCATCGAGATGGCTGTATATCTCAGAAATGTACAGACGCTGAAGGATGCATTTTATGGAAGCACGCCGTTACCCACCAGCATGGTTGGTATTACCGTGACTGATTTGAATAACATCGAGCAGCTCCTCCTGGAAATCGAAACGAACATAAACAACATGATCGCGGCGCTGTGGCGATGCGGGGAATTGAGGTGCGGAGAATGACGGATGGCGTAATCAAGAATACAAAGGATTCGAGGCTTTTAAAAAGCCCGGCGGCGTCTATCCCCAGCACGTTTGACGCATTCAGAAGCCTGCTGACAGGGACGGGTATACCTGTAGACCTTCTTATCAACGAAGCCGGATGGACAACTTTGGGTACAGCCTTAGCAAAAGCCGCGCTGCTGAAGGACGTGACCGCGCAAAAGTGTGGGCTTGATCCGGGTGATGACCCGACTGTAGATGACGCGATATTTGCCATTGCGCCACCGCCTGGGCGCCTTGTGCAGAGCGTGCAGGCTGACCTCGGCCCGGACTATCTGCTGGCGAACGGCGCGTTTTACGACACCACGCAGTACCCGGAGCTGGGCAGCGTAGACCCCAAAGCCGGGACCTGGCGGCAAATCAAGGAAACCACCACAAACAACGTCGCGTCATCGGCCACAAACATCGTTTATTTCAACGGCTATTGGTATTTTGCGACCTCCCACAGCACGGCTTACCTTCGCGTTTGGAGAACCAACGATATTGCGGGTACATGGACCTACACCCAGGTTTACTCTGGTTCGTCCTCGCCACAGCGGCTCAAAGTTTTAAATAACACCCTGGTGCTGCTTGTCGAGATTGGCACCACTGATAAGACCTGGTTTTCAACGAACGGCACCAGTTGGACGGAAGGCTCAGCAATAGGCACCTACACGGACGCAAACGGCTTCGACATTACTTGGGACGGGACGCGATACGTGGCGGCCATGTCTTCCGGAGAAACACAGGTTCGGTACGCGACCTCGCTTAGCGGCACGTGGAGCGGATTCACCATCACCGGATACCGGACAGGCTCGGCCGTTTTATCGATTCTCTACGCCGGCGGGTACTACGTTATTTCTCAGTACGATTCGAGCGCAAACTACACCTACGTGCAGTACAGGAGCGGTTGGGGCACATCCGGGTGGACGACCAGCGCGGGCGTCTACGCGAGATTCGAGAATTTGTATTACATCAACAGCAAGTTCATTGCGGTAGGCGGTCGGGTAGGCTCCGTCAACAAAGTGGCGCTTTACTACGCCACAACCCCGGCGTCGTGGACACGTGTCGTGCTTCCCACCGACACCCTATACTCAGATTACAACGTTTACCTCACATTTGACGGCACGACTTATTCTATTTTCGGCCTTACCGGGTCGTCGGAATCCAGCGCCTGGAGCTCGATGACGCTGGAATCAAGCTGGGTAAGGACAACATCGACGTTAAACATAGGCAGCAGCTCCGTAAAAGTGGCTCTAGTCAACGGTGTATACGCGACAATCTACTGCGACAGCAGCTATTACAACATTTACCTTTACTACTCCGGATCGCCGGAGGGGAGCTTTAAAAAACTGCCAACGCAGACCGTCACCGATGCGTATTGCTTTATAAAAGCGAGATAGGAGGCCCGCCGTGGAATACAAATACAAGACCATACCCAACCCGCAACTAACTCCAAAAGCCGGGTACGTGGAAGACGAAGACGAGACAGGAGCTCGAGTCTACCGTCCTACAGAGGAGACCACGGCGGCAGAAGCCCTCGCGCAGCGTTTAAACGGCATTGACGAGCTCACGCTCGACCTTGTATACAGGCAAGTCTTACTGGAATGGGGGGTGACAATATGACAGCGCCCAAAGCGTTAATTGACCTGATCAAGCGCAGAACCACGGCAGCGGAGACGCAGGAAGACATCGACAGCCTCAGAAATACCATTGACGTCCTTTATGCAGCGATGCGGATGGATGACACGCAGTATCTGGAGCTGACGGCATTCATCAACGCCAAGGCAACATCTCTCGGCCTGAATTAAGACCAGCCGCCCAGAGGGGCGGTATTCTATTGCTTAAGGAGGCCGCTGAAATGAGATTCAGCAAAATTATTGTAGCAAGCATCATTATACTTACGATCATTTTCACCGCAGCCGTGCTCTTCGTATTCTATAAAACCAGCGTTGAGCCGACTTCCCTTGTTGTGGCTTTCTTCGCATTCTCTACCGGCGAGCTCTGGGCGCTGGCCGGCATAAAGAAGGCAGAGACAAAGCACAGCAGACCACCGGACGATCCGGATAACAATACATAGGAGGTCACTATTATGAAAATCTTGGCAGTTATCTCAATCGCCATACTTATTGAGGCGGTGATTCAGGCTATTAAGCCGATCTGGGATCCGGCCGCCGGGAAGCTGACAATTCCTGAAATCGTCAGCATGGCCATCGGCGTTGTCGTGGCATTCTTCGGCAAGCTCGACCTGCTGGCGGGTCTCGTTGAAACCAGCAGTGTCATACTCCTGCATATTTTCTACGTTCTTTCAGGCGTGGTTCTAGGCCGCGGCCCCAGCTTTGTACATGATTTATGGCTGCGCCTGCGTTCCGGATACGGTAACGAATTGCCGCCCGGCGGTAGTCACTGATGGCAAAAGGATCATGGGTAACGTCCGGGTATAAACCGGGCGATTTACTTATCTTTGATTTTGGCAGCCCCGGCATAGATCATATCGGCATCCTGGAGAAGGTCAACCCCGACGGCAGTCTTATTACCGTAGAGGGAAATACGGGGGTTGGCAACGACGCCAACGGCGGCGCGGTTATGCGGCGGACCAGGTACACCAAAAACGTCATCGGAGCGTGCCGGCCGGCGTACACCGAGGCAATGCCGGCTGAGAAAGTGCTGCAGATCGCGCGCGGCCAGATCGGTGTCGTGGAAGAGCCTAGAAACTCCAACAAGGTCAAGTACAACGACGCCTATTATGGCCGGCCTGTCAGCGGCCCTGATTACAAGTGGTGCGTGGTTTTTATCTGGTGGTGCTTTTCACAGGCGGGCATGGCTCCGATTTTCTACGGCGGCGGCAAGACGGCCAGCTGTACCACGCTGGCCACGTTCTACGGATACAAAAAGGCGCCGGCAGCCGCAAGTACCAAGAAGGTCAGCGTCGCGCTTCCGGAGCTCCGGAAAGGCAGCGAGGGCGCCTCAGTGAGAGCTCTGCAATGTCTTATTAATAGCATGGGCGTCGTGGGCCTCACACCTCTTCAGGTTGACGGTGACTTCGGAGACAAAACAGATGATGCCGTACGCCGCCTTCAGAGAGCGCTGAGCCTCACGATCGATGGCGTCGTTGGCGTCGACACATGGACAAGGCTGCTCACATGATGTGAGCAGCCCAAGCCGTTTTATCGTTATTATAATGCTGTTCTAAACCGCTTTTAAAGCCCTTTTAGCCCTCTGGAGCGTTGATTTGCTTATCCCTGTCAGCTGCTCAACCTGTGTATAGCTGTTGCCTTTCAGTAACTCCAGCGCGTGTTGAATCTGCTTTGGCGTATACCGCGGCGGCCGGCCGTCTCTGAAGCCCTCTTTGGTCTTTGCAATAGCTTTGCCGGCAGAAGTCCTCTCTATGATGAGATCCCTTTCAAACTCCGCAAAAGCGGCCAGGATCGTCACCATGAGCTTCCCCATAGGGGAATTATCCGCAATCCCCATATTAAGCACGTGGACGTCGACGCCGCGATCGACGAGCGACCTGATCAGGCTGCATGCCTCCGGAGCGCTGCGGGCGAACCGATCCATCTTGGTGACCTTCAGGACATCGCCCGGCTGCAGCTGAGCTATCAGCTTATCAAATTCCGGCCTGTGCAGCTTGGTACCCGTATAGCTTTCCTTCACAATATTTTCGGCGCCGGCATCACGCAGCGCCCGTTCCTGATCTTCAAAGCTGTTACCCTTGACCTGCTTCGCTGTAGACACCCTTATGTAGCCGTAATTCAT